AATATTTGGTTCATATTTGGTACGAAAACATAAAAATAGCGGGAATCAGATTTTCTGAAACCCGCTATTTTTCTTGGTCGGAGTGACCTGACTCGAACAGGCGACCTCTTGCACCCCAAGTAAGATACCTTCATAAAACGTAACTTAAAGAGCCTTTAACTTTACTTTAAAACCAAGGCTTTGAAGCCATTGTTTTCTTTTGCAGTCATGTTATTATGTAAACAAAATCCCTTAAAATATTTGGTACATTTTTGATATTTGATACGTTTTTGTTTCAAATCTGCGATTTGTGTTATGTAAGTCAAAGGAGATTTAATTGCAGGTAAGTGCTTTATATATTGCAATATTTGATATTGTTAGCTGTTCCATAATAAGCCGTTCGTATTTAAGAAAATCCTCTTTTTCATTTGCGAATTTTGCCTTTATCTTTTTCTCGGATTCTAGTATAGCGAGATTTAGTCTTTGGTATTCTTCGTCGTGCTTTAAAATCTCATCACACCTTTCTGCAATATAATTTTCTAGCGCGCCCACGTTGCTCATTCTGTCAACCTCCTTCGCACATCATGGCAGATACAGAACGTATGTTCGTTTAAATTATAAAACTATAACACCCGAAAAGCAAGCCCTATTTTAAAACATCTCAGAATTGATAGAATACAGTCCAAACCCAAAATAGTCTCTAAATAAACTCCTTTACCGCGCCTATATCTATTGTCTTTTGTAATAATCTGTTATAAAATGTTATCAAAAAGGAGTGCTGGTATGAGCGAGTTAGAAAGAGTGAAGGATAAGAAAAAGAGTAAGATATTACTCTGGGTGATCGTCGTTAATGTTGTATTGTGGACTACCCTTGCAATATTGTTAGTAACTTCTCAGAAATCACCTGAATATACTCCCGAATACCTATCTTATGTCATGGCAAAAAGAGTAGTGTCAGACAAATTAAAATCACCTTCAACAGCTGAATTTCAGCCATATGATGAAAGTATGGTTGTTACCAATGGAGAGAAATACCAGGTTACACTTTGGGTTGATGCAGAAAACTCTTTTGGGGCAAAGATACGGTCAAAATTTATTGTTATGATAAAATACGATGGGAAAAATTACGCCCTACAATCTATACAGGAGTTAAGATGAAAAACAAAGCGTATCGCGTTGAAACCATCGAGAAATGCACCCGTTTCCTCGCCGCCTGCCGCGAGCGTGGATACCATGTATGGCAAATGCAGTATCAGTGGTTCATGCCCGAAGGGTTTCACGCCTGGTTTCATCGGTCGGGGGATCCGGGGGATATTGAGATTGTGACCAACAACAGGCAGGTCCAGAAAATGCTTGTGGACTACAACTCAACCTTGAGCCGATAGGCTCTTTTTTTATGCTCAAAATAGGACCTTTATATAACCGATGAAGAGTATCAAAAACTCATGGAATATCTTGAAACGCTGCGCAAATAAAATAAAGCCCCCGGGATCACCGGGGGCTATTGTATATCTTGAGTATTAAATCCGGCAGGAATTTGAATATTTCCAATGGTCCAAGATCACCATCGGCCTTAGCCGCATTGACAGCTGTAATAATGGCCTTCTCCCATTTCTCCGGAGAGTCAGTTACCTTCTTTATAACATCGAGCCAATCCATATCCTTCACCTTCCCAAGAAATTCTCCGTACACCATAACGCATGCCGCTATCTTTGCCTGCATGTTCGCGGCAAACTCCCAATGCGAGCCATGCTCCACAATGAATGCATGCTCCAGACCATGCCTGATCGAGTGACGGATCACACCATAGTAATCCGTCGTGGGATCCTTTTCAAAGGTCCTGACCTTTGCACCCCTGAACGTCAGGCCCATCGCCTTTGCCAGAGCCTGTCCAAGCGCTTCAGCTATTACTCTATCCCCTGGTCGCTGGACGCTGTAAAATATGATAACGCCCTTTGCTGCTTCTGGGGCATTAGTGTGGAGCGATATAAGTGTATCACATCCTGCCGCCTTTGCTATGTCGGCACGCTCATTGAGGTCAAGGTTCTTGCCATCTGTCCTGGTTAGAAATACGCCATATGCTTTTTGCAACGCAAGGGCAAACTGCAGCATGGCATCCCCCTCGTAATATCCGGGAGGGCCTGCATTATATTTTGCATAATGCCCGGGATCAAATGCTACCTTTTTCATTTATTTCGCCTCCGGGTTGCTTTCTTTTATTGGTACAATTCTCCCGGCTTCATCTCTTACCAGTCCAAAAAACTTGAGCAACCAATCCGGCACCGGAACGCCCACAAGGATAAGATTTTTACAGATACTAAAGCCCTCCGTGCCAATCAAATACAACGTAACAGCAATACCCAATATAGCCCTGACCGGGATAACCACCCCGAAGCCCTCCGACACATAATGAATCAAATAGTCTCCCAGATACCCCAGGACGATAACGAAGGCGTATAGTGCCTTTTTAAACGCCCCCTTGAGCGCCAGCTTTGCATCAAACTGTTTGCCCTGCATGATTACAGCAGCGATACCCAGGATGTAATCCATGATGACAAGTATCGCCAGTATGATCACGATCTCATTCAGGCATCCAGCCAGGTACCCGAACACCCCGACGATAGCGCCGAAAAATCCTTTTGTCGCTACACTTTCTTTCATATACATTCTTCCTCCTTTATAAGATCAATAAAATACCTGCCTGTCGTGATATTTAACCCAGATAGCGCCGCTGCTATAATAGCAGTCCAGATGTATCCGGACAACGCAGCGTCAAACGCCTTTGCGATTAAACAGCCGGCACATATAAAGTTAGCTGCAATCAAAAACATCACTATACGCCTGGACCATATAGCAACTTTCAAAATACCACTCCTCTCAGAACATAATAAAAGGGTTGCCCGCCAGTTATCAATGTAACAATGACCACGTCGCTCATGTTCGCACCTACTCCTTCGTAAAAAATTAAAAAGAGGGCGGGAATCCCGTCCTCTTTGTGTCGTTGATTTTAGGCTTCATATTCTGCCAGAATCTGCTCGACTTCTTCCCGATACCTTTCCGGGACATCATCAAGCGTGATTTTCCCGAGCAGTATCTGCATTGCCAAGAATTTAGCCACCGAGAACCACCTCCAACATAGCGGCCTCAAGAGCCTCCAGCCGCTCCATCATCGATGGCCCAGGGGCTGGTACGGGTGGTTTTTCTGATTCTGAGATTTCGACAACCTGGCCGTTAGTGTAGCGATAGTTATGCCGGCCATACTCGTCTGTAATGGGCTTGTCCAGGTAGTTCCCCTGGGCGTGGTGATATCGATCGCCTGTGCCCTGGTCAATCTCAATCCAGCCGGTAGCATCCGGCAGGAATGCAGACGAATTTACGGCTGTTACATTACTGTTTTCATCTGTTTTGATATATACCTTATATCCTTCCATATGTATCACCTCACAAATCCGCACTGGCGTAATAGTACGTCGTGCCTCCGATGTTGATAGTGCCGAGCGTCGGATTGGGTATACGCATGAGCCCAACTTCCTTCAATGCCTCAGTTCGCGCTGCTTCAGTCGTCCACAGGCGGAAGAATCTCTTGCAAAGCATCAGCTGTTCTCCGTAGTCAGCAGGCGGGTCATTGGCAAGGGTGGAAACGTTTCCGATTTCAAGCTTCATTTTGTCGATGATTACATATTTACCGTCATCTACATTCCTGTTAGTAAACTGTACGCCAACGTACAAACCGGACAACGAGGAGGGCGTAAACGTATAGGAAAAATATCCTGTCCCCATAATTACAGGACTGGCAGCGTCGTTCCATCTTAGGTTGCAACCTTGAGTTAACGTGGTTTCTGCTATATGCACACTTAAAGTTAATGTTGCCCCTTCAAACTCCTTAAAGTTTTCAATAAACTGCTGAAAACATAAATTTAGCCCAGCGCTGCTGCTAGCAGTTATTTTTATCCCATTTGGTACAAGTTCAGCCGTATGCGCCGACGCAGCAAGTCGCCATCTGTCTATCGTATAGCCTGCGTTTGTAGTAGACGTAAAACCTCTCTGATTCACAGGGTTCCGAAAATCCCAATTATGCAGGATATTCTTGTGATATATGCCGCCATGCGCCGCAACATCAGTTAAGTGCGCCGCAAACCTCGGCTTGATTTGTCCAGCGGCATTAGACAATTTCACATCCATAATGGACCCATCAGGGATCTGCAGATCCACAATATCCTGCTTCAGCTGTTCCACGTCAGCGACAAGCTGCTGGAGCAACGGGAAACGTGACTCGCTTTGCACGGCGCCGGGCGTGATCAGGTCGGCCACAACCTCAAATTGGAACCTGGCTGTGGTCAGCCGCTCCCCGCTGCTGCCGAAAAGCTGGATGCTGGCCGTCACTTTTCCAGGGCACGATATTTCGGATGTGCCCATTTCATAGGTTATGCCACCGGATGATATGGCCAGCCTCTCCGGGTCGCTCTGGACTACAGCCCCATTTGCAAGTGCAAAGGTTATGGTTGCGCTTGACACCTGACTATAATCAATTTCGTTTATACCGTCTGTAATGTGGATAGTCAGGCTATATACATCATTGTCATTTTCCACAACTTGAAATAATGTTGGGATGTAGTTTTGTTCAGGTATGCGGATTGTTATTTCAAAGTTTCTCGTTATCAATTAAATCCCTCCCTATACGATTTTGCCAAGTATGACATATGACCCGCCTACTTTAACAAGCAAAACCCGGTCGGAAACGGTCGGGCTGCTGTAGCTTGCAAGGCGTTTATACTTTTTTGCACTAGCGGTAGTCTCGCCGTCGAATTGCACGGATACGCCCCCGCTTGTGGACGTCACAGTGCCAAGTTTATAATCACTCATATCTGTATCACCCTCCTGCAGCTATGTCTCATTACTCCGTTTGCGTGGAGATCCATCGTCCAAGACGACTCCATATATTTGCGGGATATGCCGAGCGGATCGTACTCCACGAATAGGCAGTTGTAGTAGCTATGATGCGGCATCAGAGCCGTCGCAAACTCAAATTTACCGTATACCTGGCTGGCGTTGTACGCTATACGCTTGACATACTCATCCAGCGTTGCCTGATCGTATATGTCCTCCACATGGTCGATATCGACGATCGTCCGTCCACGGTTGATGGTGCTTATCGGGGATGTTGATAGGTCGTTAATATACTCACTTCGGAGGATCACAGCCCTGTCAGGATTTGATACATACCGCACAAATTTGTTGGGTACGGCAAACAAATCCAACTCCTCCTCTGCCCCTGGGTGGATGATACTGAGATCGCCGGTTCGGTATTCGTACTCAGGGTCACGGCTCGACGGCAACACATACGGCTGTGCCACAAAGTAGCCGTTTTCATCAACCCAGAGTGATGTATAGTTGATAGCTGCCAGCAGCTCATTTACGGCGTACAGCTTTGTCGTGCCTATCTCAAATTCCCTGTCAGTTGCCAGCGTGCCGGGATGGTCAATGATGTTTATCTTCCAGATTCCAGCCGCATTCAAAATGTCGATGATTGCATCGGTGTACTTCGTACCTGCTTCTATCACATGGCGGTCTGTGAACTTGTCCTCTTTCAGAATAAGGCTGCTGTCGTATGCCTCGATGGAGCGCTTGACTTGCTTGTTCTCATCCTTCCTGGTCGGGCTGGACAAGATAAACACACCCAGCGGCCACTCAGCAATCCCGCCATCGGGCATGTGCAAACAAAAAACTGGCCGGATACGATCACTCAGCCAGTCTATGTCTTGCCCTTCGCCTTCGGTGATTTGAAACACTGCTGTCCTCTTTATCTCAGCCAGACTGTTCATCGCCACACGGCCGGGCTGCGACATCAGTTCACCCAGTTTGACATCCTCCTTGCTCAAGAGTTCATACCTAAACGTCACTTTCCCCCTGCTCCCGCTCCGGCCATGGAGTGCATCAATCACCTGCTCCGCTGTGTATCCGTTTACTGCTAAATCCAGCATTATACTTCGACCTCCTCGCTGTGGTCGACTTCCGTCAACGTAAAGCTTACCGAATAGCCGCCCCGCTCATCAGTGACCGATAAGTTGCCAAGCACTCCGTACACCTTTCGCCCTTTGGCGTCTCTATATAGGACAGTCTCTTTGCGGTCGACGAGAGCAATAAAGGCTTCAACCTCTGCCCAACTCTTCAGATAAAATGCCATTGTCCAGCCTGCTGATACATGCTCTGTCGGTTCCCACACGGGATACTTGCGCCCTGCATACTCAACAAATGCCCCGCCGGGCTGACGGTTGTATGTACGTTTTGGAGGCGCATTAAGTGAGCGGGTAAACGTAAATATATCAGTCAGGTCGGATGCAGGTGCAATCAAGGCATGTCTAAGCTCGGCTTGAATAAACTTTATATCGCTATCCTCAAATGTATCATTTTCTGATACAGCGCGGATAAAGTATTTATACTCGCCTTTACTTCGGACAGTGTTATCAAAATAAGTTCCTGATGCTGTGCCTATGCAAATATAATCATCTTTGTCATAGTCCGACCGATATACAAGGCCGGTCCCTGTTATCTCCACACCATATGCGGACCGCTGCAATGTAATAGATGGCTTTTCGGGCTTATCTGTAGATATAGTTACTACCGCACTACTCCACTCGCTCCACATGTCGTATTCATCCTTTATTCGGAGCTGCACCGTGTACTCCCCATCCTCAAGCCACGCCTTGATTTTGTGCTGGCGGATGGATATGCCGGGTACTATGCCGCTATCATAGACTACTGTATCGCCGGACAACACCTGCAGCTGATATACCTGCTGGCTAAATGCTGACCATGATACAACAGGGCGAGCGGTGTTGGTCGGTATCGCATTTAGCACAGGAGCTGCCGGAGCTCCGATAGCGTAAAAAGACTGTATATCGCAGTATGGTCCGACCTCGTCATACTCGTTGTAGGTCCGCACTCTCCAGTAGATATTACCGGCTGGCAGAGTATTGGCAGGCATGTCATAATAGTTGTTGGCCGTGGTCTGTGATACAGTCGTCCAGTTCACCTGATCTGTGCTCCATTGCAGATCAAATGCCTTCTGCTCGCCGCCTACATCGGAGTTGTACTGCCATTCAAAACGGATAACCGATTTGTTGTCCTTGTATGTTCCGATAGGCGATTTCGGCGTTGGTGCTGATGGAGGCGCATCCTCATAGATTACTCGTAATACAGGAGGGTTTGCTCCTTCTCTTGACTGTATTTGCCAAAAGTCAGGGTCAATGTTCCAACGGTCTTTTGACCAGATAAAGTTTACTCCATAGTTGATAAGTTTTTCATGTTGTAGTGAGTAATAACTTGTAAAGTCAAATTCGTAATATGTATTAGCTGCTAATGATGCGCCATCATAATATACACGATGACCGGTAGGCGCACTGCCGTAATTATTATAGGTTACAGTGCTTTCGTTGAAGTCGCGTGGGTTTACACCACCGCCTATCCAACAACCCACTACCGATGGCATTGCTTTCGCTGAATATAATCTGACCTTTACGTCTACGACTTTTTTTCTGGTAGGCAAACTTGTCCAGTCAAACTTGAAAAGAGCGTAGTATCTAAATGCACTACTACTCCCCAGTTCTCCTCCGGCTTTTAGTAAAGTAGCGCTCCCATAATTCGTGTTTGGATTGCCTGAATCAATATAAGTATCCGCTATACACGGTAGATCAATCGTATGCTGTGCCATTACGCCATCACCACCCCTGCTCTCATTGTTTGCCTTGCACTCTTAACGACCTGCACGAGTTTGTAAACTTCATCAACCTCGTCCATTTTGACGTTGAGGACTATTGTGGTATTGCCGCCCATCGGATTTGTCGCTGATGGGTTATAAGGATTCTGATGTGCCGGGATGACAGCTTCGCCTTTATGTATCAATGCCAAACGGTCAGATGGGACATAGTCAATGCCGGAGGCATATGAGTAACGTACACGGCTCGGTGCGCCGTTTACAATGTTAGCCATGTTACCGACGGACTGTCCTATACCCTGCATCGTGCGATCAAGCTCTTGAGATTTGCCAATTATTACAGCAATAATGGCAGCTAAAGCTATTAACGCAGCAACTACTCCAACAATTATGGCTGTTGTTTTTAGGCTCTGTATGTCGAAGGCCTTAAAAATATCTGTGACGTTTTTTATTGCTTTTACTACTGTTATCGCAACAGCAGCTATGCTTCCTATTATGGCAACTGTTGCAATTACTTTGGGATCAATTTTATTAAGTACCTCAAAAAAGCCTGTAAGTACCGGCAATAAAACGATAGCAATGCTATTTTTAAATGTCGTAGTCTGATTGTTGAATCTTTGCATTGCATCATCGAGTGCGCCAAATTTTTGCAGGGTGTTTTCATCCATGACATACCCCATGCGCTCGGCCTCGTCGCCCAGTTCTTTGAGTGCGCTGCTACCGGCCTCAATGAGCGGGTTCAGCTCACGAGCAGAACGTCCGAAAATCTGCATGGCCAGTGCGTCACGCTCAGTCTCGTTTTTGACTCTACCTAAAGCATCGATTACATCATAAAACATCTGCTCTGAGTCTTTGAGCTCACCATTGGTGTCTCTAAAGCCAACATGTAATTTCCTAAATGCTTCTGCCGCTTCTTTTGATCCTCCGCGGGCATCATCCATGCTGCGGATCATCTTGCCCATGCTGCCGGTGATAGTATCGGATGATACATCCAATAACTCCGCCGCATAGTTCATTTCTTGTATTGTGTCCGTGGCAAGCCCCGTGACAGAGCTCATCGTCAATATTTCATCGGCTGCCTGAGCTGTTTCGATTGTGAGCTTACCAAATCCGGTAACAAGGCCAGCTACTACACCAACAAGAGCAATAGTAGATGCCTTTGTTCCATCAAGAGCGCGGATAGCTTTATCAGCTCCGGCAGGCAGATGGATACCGAGGCCAGAGATAACATCACTGAGATTTTCCCCAAAAGTTTTCTGCGATTCAGCGACTTCATCCACGGAGAGGCCGTATCTATCCATGTTCTCCTTGGCCTTGGCGAGTTCCTTGCTGTTTTCCTCGAGGTCCTTCTCCATCCTGACAAGTTCGGCCTCAGCCTTATTCAAGCTGACTTGCCATTTCATGGTCTTGGCATCGGATTCCCCGTATTCTCTTGCAGATGCCTCTAGAGCTTCACGGAGTTTTGCGATTTTTTCTGTTTGGCTGTATATACGCCTTTCAAGCACATCGTTTTTATCTGTAAGAGCTTGAACAGATGTAGCATTATCACTATATTTGGCAGTCACAAGCATAAGCTCAGAAGCTGTGACCCTTAGACCAGCATTTATGTCAGCTAGTGCTTTTTTGAATTCACGTTCGCCGTCGAGCTTTATTTGAGTGCCTATTGCCATTTATATCACATCCTCTCCAGGGATGATCTCTTCATCGGTCCGCTGGCACGAGATTCCGTAAAACAGACAATATTCACGCCAGAGCATGTCCAGCTTCCGAAATGTCATTCTCCAAATTTCTTTTTCAGAATATCCCATCAGTTTCCCGCGTATTATCAGCCGCGCAAAGTTTATTTCTTCGCTCTTCTCTGCGCCCGGTTCATCCCAGTCTGCATCATCTTCTCCCTCTGCGCGGCTATCTGTTCCCCCAGTTCTACCACCTGCTGTACAGCTTCCTCCGGGAGTCCTTTCAGGAGTGCTTCCTGTACCTTTAACTGCAAATCCCTTATCCCTCCAAGACCACTTACATACCTCTTGAGCTTCGTTTCGTCGATAGGCGGAATTTTGTCATCGGGATGATTCTCATTGTGGATTTCTGCCCCCTCGTTGAGCATCTGAACAGCAAGCCAGACAGTAGCCTTCATGTCATTTGCTGTGTCATTCAGCAAGTCGTCCATCTTGCCGAACTTCTCTATACAGGCATCCAGCACGTTCAGTGAGAATACCATTTCGCGCTCTCTATCTAAAGTGATTTTTACACCGAGATTTCTTATGTCACTCATAAAAACACAGGCGGGACCGAAGCCCCGCCATCACCTCCTTTACGTCGTTGATATATTCAACTTTTCCGCCAGCCATGCCTTGGCTGTAGCAAGTGAATCGACCGTGGTTTCTTCCTTCCAGTTGCCGTCAATCCTGCGCATGATCTTTCCGGTTATAGCCGGTGTCTGCCAGTTGATATTCTGGCCTTTTGTCTCAGCCGTTTCATTTGGCTCAGCGAATTGTACTTTTGTAAAAAGCACAGCGCGATATTTTCTGACATTGTTTTTGACTTTCGGTATGATAAACCCAAAGCCATGATATCCGGGCAGATCTTCAGTGTTGCTTTTAAGCACCTTGACCGTCGTAGTGTCGACAGTTTCATCCTCCAGTTCGCTCCCGAGCCATTCGGCTTTTGTTGTATCGTCCAAGTCATCAGGGGTAAAATTAATATCGCCGTCAACAAATTCGCGCACTCTTTCAGCAATGTCGTCATCGGCATAAAGCGGAGCATCGGCAATATTCAGGTTCATTTCAACCCTAATCGCCTTTGCAACAACTTTGCCAGTGCCATAAGTAAATGTGCCAGCCTGTTCATCCTCTGTAAGCGGTGCCGACACCGCATATCTCAAACCTATCTGTGCCAATATTTATCCCTCCAATCTGTTAATTTCGTTGTCAAAAACTCTTTGCATCTCTGCATTAACCTCTTTTTCTACTGCTTTTTCCGCAGGGCGTATAAAAGGCTTTTTGGGTTGTTTGCTTGAGCCATATTCCATTACAGCGGCTTTTAAAGCGTTGGGTACACCTTTACTGTCTTTGCCCTTGAAATAAATGCGGATATAGTGATTTCCATTTTTATCTTTTTTGGGTTTATCAGTGGTAAGTGATCTCTCGAGAGCACCAGTCGGATAGTTCTTATCGTACTTTCGCCCTGAGTAGAGATTCTTCTTCAGGTTTTTATCGATTTCATCCTTCAAGATGGCAGCTCCGGCTTTGAGCATCTTTTGACTTATCTCATCGCCTTTGCTGCCCAGCTTGTCCAGTTGCCTGATCATGTCTGTCGGAAGTGTTACCTCAAACCTGGCCACTGCCATCGACCTCCCAAACCCACTCATAATGTATATAGCCTGTGTCCTGCTCATACTGGACGGAGTTGAGCTGCCATGCTATACCGTCGTCACTATCAAGCGCAGCCTCGATCTGCTGTACCACCGGGTCATTCTCTGTTTTTGTGAAGTAATCTATTGTTCCGGTGAGTGCTCGCTCGACTTTCTGACCATCCGCATTGACCGCATCACCTTCACCGTCTTCTGCCCACACGATGTAGTTGCCTGTCTGGCCGGTAGCGAAGTAATGGAAAACGGGTGGGCCGATGGTGAGGAGGAGAGCTTTAAGATTCTGTAATGTCATAAGCAGTCACCGCCTTTTTGAGCGTCAGGTCCGTGATTGGCTCCCCGCTTTCCTCGTCTATACCGTGATATGCCCTGATAACCTCGTACTGTTCTCCATCAGTCAGGACGACAACATTGTGATTGGTTATCTCCCGGTTCTGCAGTACACGAATCCGCGCAGAGGTCTCAACTACTTCCTGCATGGCTACATCTTTGGGTACGGTCTCAAAATTGAGCTCGGCATACCAGGATTGATGTTTCTGGACCAGGGCCGTCCTCGGCATGCCGCCCGGCGGCGCCACGTTTTTGACCTCGTATACGGTACAGATGCCGCTATCCAGTATCATCAGCAACACGCTCCTTTAGCCACCGTTCCCGCCGGGCCAGGCGTAACCACTCGGGCATACCGGCATTCTGGTCCCTGTTCTGGTACCGCCACACCACATAGTCAGCGAGTAATACCTCATCATCCACATTCCCGGCAACAAGTTTAATTCCGTTCCGGGCAAGCTCTGCATCTGCCGCCTCTATTCTCTTTTTCAGATAGTCATCTAAGGAAGTATCAGAGGCCAGGCGATTCAGCCTGGCCTTGACGATTCCCAGGACGGTTGTCTCAGTGTATGCCATGAGGCATCACTCCTTGCTCTTCTTGGACTTCTTTGGCTTCTCTGACGACTCTGGATCCTTTTCCTCTTTTGCGCCTTCTATATACCCTTTTGCCCGCATCTCATCCGAGTACTCACCGTCATATTCATCACCAACGTGGTATATCCTGCCGGTGTACGGGCATTTAAACCCACTTATCACTTTAGGCATTCGACATCACCCCATTATGAATTAGCTGTATCCTGAGCAAACGACATAGAGGTTGTCGGAGCTACGTTGTTGATGTTGACAATCACGAATCCTTCGCCAAACACAGGCATACCGTCATAGCGAGCGGTGCCGCGGAATACGGTCTGGTCTTCAGTGAACTTCACGTGTTCGGAAGCGGCGAGGTTGGCACCTGCCCTTTCAGCCAACAGGTACAGATCGCCAAAGCCGCCGATGATATCATCGTCGGGCACAAACGGCAGCTCGACGATGTCGCCGCCTTCCACAGGCATCGCGTTGTTCATACCCGCGACAATCGCGCCGGCAGCGTTGAATGTCACGGCCTTGGACAAGAGTTTCATCCTGGTCTTGCGGTTCATAGCCCAGAACGTTCCGCCAGAGCTGTAATTCGGCTCAGCCACACCAAGATAAAGGATGAGCTCTGCAAAAAATTCTTCAGGACTCATGCCACTCGGGTCAAACTTGATCAGGTGAGTGGCGCTGAGGTTTTTCCACTCAGGAGCATTGGTGCCCCAGTTGGACGGCTTTTCTGTCTGAGCCAGTCTCGTAGCAATGCCAAGGGGCATTTTCACGCCGGTACCGTAGAGGGTAGCTTTGTCCGCAGCAAGACCGAGAGCTTGACCTAAAGCATCCAAAATTTCGTTAGCCAGATTCACATCGCTATCCTCAAGCGTAGAGTTCGGGACGGCTATGAATCCGCCAACCTTGTATCCATCCACTTCAACCTGGCTGAAGCCAAAGCTCAGCTCGTTAAGTTTTCCAACAGCTTCGGTCCAGATGCCTTCAGGCACAGCACCCATGATGTTCTGGCGAGCCTTGCCGCCGACGGGCTTGAGTCGGATCTTGGTGATCAGCTTGCTGTACCTGTAGAGGTTATCCCTGAGCAGTTCAAGCATCACATCAGGGATGGTGAGTTCTGCCCCGGTTACAGCCCTTTTTTCACCCTTGAACTCACGGACGCGTGCAAGGAACTCTTTCACATCTTCGCGAGTGACAAATGCTTCAATCTCGCTTCTGTTCATGTTCGCGAAAAATCCTCTTTTCATCTTGATCTCTCCACCTTTCCTTTCATGGTTTTCATGCGTTTCATGTCTGGTTGATGATGCAGGGTTTGCCGCCCTGCTGTTCAGTTCATCGAGCTCTGCCTGCAGCTTATGGATCTCATCCTCAAGCTTCTGCTTTTCATCCTCATGCTGTTTGAGTTCTTCGTTAAATGCTTCCTGGTCTTTCTCGAAAGCCTCAACAGCTTCATCCACAGCGGCCTTGTCCTCTTCGGATGTTTCTTCTGTGATTTCATCCACCGCAACTTCGAGTTCAGCCTCACGTTTCTGGAGGTCAGCTTTTCGCTGCTCAAATTCCGTATTCTTGGATTTGAGTTCATCGAGTTTCTTTCGCAAATCCTGAATTTTCTTAGTGATAACTAATTGTCTCAGTGCCATTTCTGCAATCTCTCCTTTCGTTCAGATTTCCATTTTTCTATCTGCCGCTTTTTGATCTGCTCAAAATCCTTCTTTCGGGCCTGCACTGAGGTGTCCTCGTAGGCAGGGAAGGTCACGACAGAAACCTCATAGAGCTTGACGCGTTTGATGGTCCAGTGAACCGAGCCATCCTCGTTGTATGTGGTATCCTCCTCGAGGATGTCGAACCCGAAAGAACACTGGTCAACATCGCCGCGCTCAACACGGGCGTATAGGTTCATGGCGTCTTGGTCCTTCTCGTTGATTTCAACCCGGCCCCAAAGACCTTTCTGGTCCACCTTCAATTCCAGAGTTCCTGCCTTTGTACGGCCAAGAACTAATGTGGTATCATGATTAATCAGGGCCCGGACATCATCGTCAAGAGCGCCTTCAAAAGCCCCGGGATCGATACTCTCTGTTGCTCCCGGCCAAAGCTCATATGTGCTGCCGAATACAGCGAAATAGCCTTCGATGTACTTTTTGCCTTCTGTTTCCGCTGCCCGGAACTGCGTTCCCCGGCATCGCATCTGGCGAAGCAGTCTATTCTTCTCCACCCTCATCACCTCCAATCAGCTTCTTTTGCTTGCCCAACATATCAGCCGGAATATAGTTCTCCAATGCAAGAAGTTCGTCCATCTCTGGATCAGGTGACATACCAATCCAATCACGCCACTCGTTGCGTCTCATAGCCATGCGGTCTACCATTTCAGCGCCGGCTTGCACAATATCGGACAGGCTGTATGAATACAGACTTCGCGGATTGAATCGCCAGTAAAGATCCGGAGAGTAGAGCAGTTTTCGAGTAAGTTCCTGCTCGATCGCTTTGGCTTTGCCTAGAATCCGTGAACCAATAAAGTTGTTGTATTCCTCTCTGTCAAAGTTCCCGACGCCAACTAAAAAGGGCGGTACGCCGAATATTCCAGCGACCGTCCTTTTGTCGAGCTCCATATTTTTCGCTATCGCCAGGTCGTTGAGTGTCAGCGGCTTGACCTGTTCCACGCTGAACGCCTCTGCAGGGATAAACCACGGCCGCCCGTTCTCACTTGCATCAAGGTATTGTTTGGCGAGTTCTCTTCTTCCTTCAACTGATGCAAATTCTTCTGTCAAACCATCCACCTTCACGATGATTGAAGGCGCCGGGCTTTCGAGAAGAGCCTGCTTTGTGGCGCTTGCCTGCTTGAGGCCTTTTACAACATCCTTGAGTACCACCCTGTATCCGGTACCCACCCACGGGCGCTCAGGATTCGGATTGATGACGAAATGCAAGACCTCATCAGGTGAGAATGTTTTACCCCCATACCTGATTACATAGCCGCCATCGGGCATGTCAACAAATGTGACTTGAGACGGTTTCAGAGGTTCCAGGTCTTCCAGATATCCATCCGCCGAAAACCTCGGATATGTAACCTGATTCCCGTCGCCATCGAGCATGAGCGTCCAAACGATGTTATAGATGAAGGCTTTTCTGGTCATGAACCTGTTCGGTTCAATGTCGAGCTTCCGGGATAACTCATTCTTCACTCTCACATCGCCCTGGGGCGTGTTTTGCATCAGGTATATGGTCATGTTCGATATGAGGTCCGCATATATGTCCACACACATCCTCACTTCCGGACAGTTTGCGAGCTTTGTATAACCGTTTCCCACCAATACCTCAAACGCATCAGGAGAGCAAAGCCATACTGCACTTCTTTTTTCAGGGGCATCCCTGCTCATGTTATTGTGTGCTCTCTTGCCAAATAGAGAGGTCCATTTACCCATTCAACCACCCCTTAGCCTTTTCAGATTTCTCCATGTTTTCAAGCATACGGACACATGCAAAAACCGCGGCATCAAACACATCAATACGGTGGGTTTCTTCAACCTTTTCGTATTGGACCATGTCATCGGTTTTCTCGATAGCGCGGACGTTCGCAACGCAGTATTCAAAAGGTTCGGCGCCAAAATAATAGAGCTTACCGTCCTTCGCTTTTTTCTCGATATGACGGAAGCCCTCTGATTTTTTATAGTAGTATTGCGGCTGATCCACGATTTGAAACCCTTTCTGCTTCATGCCAAGGAAGTATTCCCGGCAGAATTTTCGGTCGTGGCCAACCTGCTTAATTTTGAAACCATCTTTCCGCATCTTATCGAACCAGTTCACTACATCAGAATGGTTTACGGTCGGGTTGTTGCACATATCCAGCCAGCCATCGTCCTCCCATCCGAACAGAGGGATATTGTCTTCTTCGGCTTTCACATGAGCAGCTACGACAGGGAACCAGCAATGCGGTATGATGATGTCAATGTCTTTGTACGTACCGTACAATGCCGCGGCAGTCAGGTCATGCAGCTTCGATAGGTCCGCGCCGCCATACCAGTTGATAGAGAGCCTGCGTACATGCTCCAGTTTTTTCTGTAAATGCCACATTGGATCAATTCCGAGTGCCTCTCCTGCCTTCTTATCGCTCAATTGGAATTCAGCCAGGTTGAAATAGGCCTTCATTGAGGACGTATATATGTTGAGCGACTTCGCAAGGAAGTCCTTCCTCTGCTGCGGGTCGTTCAGGGCTTGCATTGCATCGTTCATGATATCCTGTGGGCGTATTGTGATACCGTAGCTCGGGTTTGCCTTTTCGTGCTCAATCGGGTTTGTGAAGTCCACATTCCCATTCTCGTCCTCGTCGGCCTTGCAGATGAAAATAAAATAGGCATCGTCCTGGACGATTCCATCCAAAACCTTCTGGCAGTATTTCAATCGTTGGTAACAGAAGCTGTTTACATCATCTCCGGCCGTGGTAATGCCAATTACCAGTTTGTTGGTGTACGCTTTGGTCGCTTCCTTCAGTATGTTATACTGTTTCGGCGACTTATAGGCGTGAATTTCGTCGGCAATAACGATGTTGCAGTTGAAGCTGTCCTGGGCATCAGGATTGCCGGCCAGGGCCTCAAGGTGCAGGCTGCCGCCGTCAAGGTCATCATGCGAAATTGAGTGTTCCATGTTGTTATCAAGGATGCGCCAACCATCGGCAATGGCAGCATTCTTATCCGGATACCAAACCTGAGTCAGATTATATACCCAGTTCTCAAAGCTCTTCATGGCTTCCTTGAGCACGGCGCCGACAACATATACTGTCGATCCGCTCATCCGCTCCAGGATACCGAGCGCCCAGGCTAGGGCAGATATAAAAATCGTCTTGCCGTTTTTCCTGGCCACAAAAATTAACGCCTCTTTGTATCGGCGTTCTTTTGTTCCCGGGATATAAAATCCAAGCAAATTATATACAATGAATTTTTCCCATGGTTCCAATAATAACGGTTTTCCCCTGAGTGGCGTACCGTCCAGCGCCTCGCCTTGTCGATGCTTGAATGTTCTTTCAATAATGCCTATAACAAAGTCTGCATCTTTGCTTCGGAATTCCCATTGTGGATTTTTTAAATCATCCAAAAATCTCTGACAACATTGGATTTGCTCCTTGCATGCTATCTTCCTGCCCTCCACAATCGATTTAGCGTACTCCAGCACAATATCAGCATGTTTACCTGTCATTCGTTATCCAATCCTTTGAGCGCTTCCAATAGCTTGGATTTTTTCTTTTGCCTGAACGCATTCTCATCGGCCTTTAATAACCCTTGCGGAGTAAGCCCGAGCTGGGCGGCGTATGCAAGGATGTCTTTTCGGAGCGCCTCCAGGGTTGTCACGATTGGGGCCTTCTTGGTTCCGGTGTTGGTATACTCCTTGAAGTCATAGTCCGAATCTATAAAGCGCTGGGTCAATATATTGTACTGTTCCCGGAGTTGTGAGTATATCTCAATGATGGGCTCAAATTCCGGCTTGTAAACGCCAAGAGCCTGCATCTGATCCCTGGTCTGATTGATTATGCTTTTCTTTCTGCCCATCCGATCAACTCCTTTCCATTTTCTGGTTCAATAAAATTTTCACATTGCGCCGGAGAGGGAAACTAT